TTATATACCCAAATATCCTTTGCTCTCCAATCATAAATAGGATAAACATTATAAACCAAGCTTACTACATGAGTAGTATACATTTTCCCTCTAAATGTTTTTTTCCCCTCAAATCTAATTGTTCGATATCTATGTAATGACTCATCAGCTCGAATACCAACTAAACAAGCTGTATTTTCACCCTTTCCATACCATTTACCAAAAGCTGGAACAAACTCTTCGAACTCCATACCTATTTTAAAAAAATCAAAATAATTAATATCTGTTATAGATTCTTTTGGAGGTTGCCTAACCCAATCTTTATTTTTCTCCCAACACATCCATTTAGGTTCATATTGACTAACTGCATTTCTTAATGATATTGGTAGACATACCCAATATAAATCAATATTATTTTTATATAATTCTACAATTTCATATATATGTTCAATTGTTAATTTATATTGCGCTTCCAAATCAACTATTAACACTCCTATTTTTCTATTTCTTTTAATTGCTTCATCCATACACAAATGTAACATTACAGTCGAATCTTTGCCTCCTGAAAAAGACAAATATATTTTTTCAAAATTATCAAAAACATATTTTATCCTTTCAATTGAAGCGTCTAAAACATTAATTTTTTTATAGTTCTTATTCGGCATATTTCACATCCTTGAAATATTTTACAATATAACCAACATTAATTTCTTTTAATTCCCCATATAAAACCTTATAGTATTTAACGTTTTGTATATATTCTGATTTTTCATAAATTTCTACCAAATCACCATCTTCGCCATCAAAATAATAATCATAGTAAATATGTTTGGCTGAACATTCACTTATAAATCGATATTGTTTCATTTGCTTGTCAAAAGTATTATCTTTTTTTATTCCCTTAATAATAGATGCTGTTACTTTAATATTATCTCTATAACCTCCGCGCAAAAAAAATGTTGTTATTTTCATATATAATCCTTTATTTTTTCATTTTTAGAAAGCATTTTAACTGTGTCTCTGAATAAGTCTATAATATTATTTAACTCTTGTATTTTGACTTCCTTAATAATTAATCCATCAGATATTCTCATTGTATAATTAATCATTGATGACAATTCTTTAGGATTATAAAACCAATCATCAATAATATTTTCAGACCATAACCAACCTAAGTCGTAAGCTATTTGATACCCTTCAATTTTCTTGTAATAACATTTAGAAATATTTATAGGTCTTTTAAATTGTGCAAAATATTCTTTTACTGTTTTTATATTTTCTATTATTTTTTCATTTTTCATTATAAGCCTCTAAAATAGTTCCGCATATTCTAATACCTTAATTAATATTATTCGCTTGATTTCATTTTCATCTTTTTTATTTTTTCAAATCAAAATCGGAAACATCATGTGTTGCATTATCACCGCATTTTTCACAATGTATTTTTCTAATTAACACTTTCGCATAATTATCACTGGAACCCATTCTATCTTTTTCGTATTTAATTGTATATTTATGATTACAACATTCTTTCAATTCCATTATTAACTTACTTTTTTCATGTTCTCCCGCGTGAAAAAGTCCTTCATCTTCGCCTTCATTTTGGTATTTATTTTTGAAATTATTGATTTTGTTTACCATTTCATTATACTTATTTTCATCTGCATTTATATTTTTTCGAATGGGATATTTTCCGTCTAAGAATTTCATTAATGGCGCATATTCAATTTTTTCTTCAGCTTCTCGTTTTTCTTTTTCTTCATTTTCTATATTTTTTTCTTCGCGATATAATTCTGATCTGATATCGTCGATATTATCTAGTATTTCTTTTTTATTCTTCTTAATTATTGCTATCATTTTTTCTCGCTCGGCTTTCTGCATCCAGCTAATGTTAGCCCTTAACTCTCCACGATATACTAGCCCGCATCTTCTAATTAATTCTTTCATTTCTTTTCTTTCCATTTCCCCTTCCTCCTTTTTTTATTTTGTATAATTAATTATACAAATTATACTGCAATTTGTCAAGCCCTATCCCAAAAGAAAATTAACTCAATTTATTGCAAAAATTAATAAAATCTTTTTTTGATTGATATTCTAACATTTTTTCTTCTAAAATTTTTAATCCTTCTTCAAAAATAATGTCTCCAGATTCCGTGTGTAATTTATCAATTTTTTCTAAAACTTCCTTTAGCATTGGGATACTTAGTGATTTTATTTTGGCTCTGAGTAACTCTAATTTATTCATTTCCCCTTCCTCCTTTTTAATTTTGTTATAACATATTATACAAATTATACTGCAATTTGTCAAGTTCTATACCAAAAGAAAAGCCTACCTAATACTAAGTTTTTTCAAACTACGGCATGTAGCCGACCTTCATATTAAGTAGGCTTTGACTTTTCCGACTATAACTTGCCGGTGGGGTTAGGCAAATTAAAAACTGCTTGAGTTTTTGTCGACGGAAAAGAACCTTTCACATATAACCCCCGCTACGCAGTGATTATATATCTGCTGGGGATGTATGTCTACAACCCCGCTACTTTTTCTACCTAGCTTTCGAGAAGACTAGGTACTGGAAGTGATAACTTCCAGGATACAATATATATAATACTACATATAACAATTTTTGTCAACTATTTTTTCTTCAACTGAAAATGCGGGTAGTCTTTAAATGTTTGCCAATTGCCTCCCCATTCTAAGACAATAAAAGATTGTTTTGCAATTGTTAATACAACACCAGCCATTTGATAGAATCTATTGATATTATGCCAATCAATAGGATATGGCACTATATCAATTGCAGTCGATGGGGTTTTATTATGCCTACTATTAGGATATATTAATTTAGAAAACCCTTGTCGATAAGCTTTATTCTGTTCTTGTTCGCTTCTGTGCCCACACACAACACTAAAATTATAATACTTGATTGCTTTTTCCATAACAATTTGAATATCAAGATGGCAAGTAGCAAGTCTGGTCTGTGATAATTTACTAAATTTTGGCATGATTATTTACCAATTATTTCTTTTGTAATTTTTAAAAAAAGCAAAGTCAAACCACCTAAAGAAGCAAACACTCCAACACAAGTTGCAACTAATGTAATTAATATCATTGCAACACGATCTTTTAAATGCTTATTGAAAGCCTTTATTTCAGCAGAATTCTTATCAATAGCCGCCTTATCAGATAACCTTGCCTGCTCATTTGTATATGAAACACTGCTTATTGTTTTAAGTGTTTCTCTAATAATTTGCAAGTCATAAGATAACTCTTTTAAACGTATACTAAAACTTGCATTACTGACATTCATTGTTCGCATCTCTTTTTCTAAGCTATCAATTTTAGACAATGTATCTACTTGAAATTTTTTAGTATATTTTTTTTCTTCTTTTAATGAATTTTTTAAATTTTCGATCTCATTTTCAAAATATGAAAATTTCTTAACGCATTCAACATTCATTTTACAGTTAATCGGCATCTCAAAACCTCAGTAAAAATAAAAAGTAAGGATTATCAATATACATAGCTCCTAACTCAACAGGTATTTTTTCAAAAAATCTATAGCTAATACCACCGCCATATTTGCCTTTTAAATCACTTATTCCTATTAATGACCAACGCCTTACATCCGGCTCAAAATCAGGGTATACAGGCTTTGTAATGCTACCATTGTCGACATATTCTATAATTGTATCACCTTTAATATACTTAACTACTTCTTTTATTATAACTTCACCGTTAGTTTTTTTTGTAGTTGTTTTTGTTCTTGTTTCTGTCGCAGGTTTTATTACTTTTTTTGTCTCGCCCAAATCCTCTTTAGCTGGGTTTTTTAAAGCATCTTTTCTTATTTCATTATTACTTTGTTTTTCCTTTAAAATTAATTCTGCTTTCCTACAACTTGATACACTAAAGATATTAGCAGTAACTAAGCCTAAAATTGTTATTATTAGATATTTTTTCATGAAACCTCTTTGTTTACTATTTTGAAAACTATTTTTGCTTAAGTGTCTTCACACTTAACAACCCTACAATAAATGGGACAGTGATGCTTATGAATTGAATCATAATTGTATACTGCTTATGACTAATTAATAACATAGTTACAATAAACAAAAATATAATCAATAAAAAAGAACACATCTTGCTTGCACTCGTCGAAAAAGTGCTTAATCCTGTTTCTATAATTTCTTTTAATTTCATTATTTTACCTCCAATTATTAATAATTGCATTACAATTTTCTTCCTGAAAATTCACCATTTTGATCTTCAACAACTCTTTCATCCCAGTTTGCCCATCCGCCAAAAGAAGTATCTGGAGGAGTAATTTTGATTTTCTCACCATTTATTTCTGCTTCGTAGGGTTGAAAATGTTTAGCTCTTTCTGCTTCATCAATAAGGTAAGGCTCTATAATATTTTCTTCTTCATCCGCGATCGGCAATATTTTATATTTATACAATCCATTTATTTTGTCTTCTTCTGATCTTACATCTTTCGCCCTAAAACCATATCTAACACCATTCCTTTTTCTGACATCACATATTTTAGGTTCTTTATTCAATGAAATTAAAAAATCTATTAATGCTGGGATATTCTCACTAGGCATAATCCCAACAATTAATTGTCTACCTTCATAATCACGTCCAACGTGTATTCTTTGCTCTACTTTGAATTCTTTATATTTTCGTCGATGACCATCATTAAAATATGGTGGGATAAGCTCTGTAAAATATATTATAACTTCCAATTTAGTTTCCTCCTAAATTTATTTTCCTATCTGATTTTTTTAAGAATATATTTGTTGTATTTTTAGCATCAATTATTTTTTCGTCGATTGCTAAATCAATCAATTCTATATTTTTGAAATTTCCATTGAACCGATCTGTTCCAAATTTCCCTATATTCAATATCCCAGAATTAGAATGGTCTAAAGTTCCAGCTATAGCAGTATTTAATTTCTCTATCCCATCTTTTATTATTTTTGCTCTAATATTACCACCTTCTTGTTTCAAAACAAAAGATAATTTTGCTGTAATCCCTTTCTGAAAATCAGCTGTATCTAAATTAAAATTGCCACCACCTCCCTGAAGTTGGAATCCATAAGCCGCCGCACCAAAAGTTCTAATTTTGTAATTATTCCCTCTACTATCGTCGGTACTGAAAAATCTAAATTCTCCTGCAGCATAATTATTGCCGTCTGAAATAGGCGTAATATCTGCAGATATTATAAATTCTTGCGGGAAATATTCTAACTCATACGTTAAATTGTCAGAAGTTCTAGTTACTGTTGTTGCTGCTGTTTTGATATATGAAGTTGGAAATGATCCTTGCTCTAATTGTGCACCCCAAATAATCAAAGTATCTCCAGTACCAAGATAGTTTCGCCCGATACCATTGAAATCAATATCCAACATGGATATAACAAAAGGTCTTACACTAATAAGATTCAAACTTCCAACAATTTCAATTTTCCAATAATAATTGTCATAGGAAAAAATATTTATTGATTTTATTATTCCGTTGCCGGAGATTCCTGAATTTCCAACTAGTCCGTTCTGCACATCAAAATTAGCCCAAACATACCCAGCACCGCCTCCAAAGCGAATTTGCATGAAAGGAATAGAACTATTTTTGTGAACAAAAATAGAAGCGGAATATGTATTGTCTCCGATAGGCACTGCCTGTTGGTATATTCTATGTAATCCATCAAAAGCGGTATCGGTCAATGTATCAGCTGTTTGTTTACCATCTGGAGCAATATGTGTATTATTTGTGATATTAATATTATCATTGAATGGCCATGCTAAGTAATTTTCACTTTGAATCAAAAAATTAGTTCTTTGTTCCTCAATCAACACACCTTTCTTTTTTTCTTCAGAGATTAAATTGCCTGTAGCTTCACTTACTATATTCGACACAACTGTATTTGCATTTTCTGTTTCATAGTATTTGGGGAATAAATTAAAGTCTTGTAGAGTTCCATGATTATTATTCCCACTTGTATCATAGGCTATTTCACCTTCTGTTTCATTTAGTTTCCAAAGACCTATTAAGCCTGATGTTATTACATTCCCTTGATGAATTTGTTGGACTTCTGTTAAATTTATTTCTCTTGAGTGAACTTGCATATCCGCAATAATCCCTTCGAAATAATTAGCTTTTCCAAAAGAAAAAGCATTTGCTGTTCCCGTGTTGAAGCCTATTTTGGGCAGACTTCCTTTAAATTCTCCATCTCTATAGAGTTTTACTTCACTCCCATTATAGGCAACAGTATAATAATAAATCCCTCCAGCATCATCAGCCACAAAAGGAGAAAAATCAAGATGCCCATTTATATAAATATGAAAACCATTTCTCCACGTAGAAAAAGGAGCTATATGTAATTTGTTTTCGTCCGGAACTGGTTGCCACTCAAAAACCTTTGCGTAATATTCATATACAGACCTTCCTGTTTTAAAAGAAATTGAAAATTGACTTAAATTATTGAACTCTGGGAATTTTGAATTTATGCCTACATAGTCATCCACCCCATCAAAAAATAAGTTCTCTCGCTGCCACTGCTTCAAAGTAAATTCACTCGGATTTTGATTTGTTTGGCCTGTTACATCTTCTGCCATTGCTTTCGCAATGTATACATTGCTTGCATTTCCAGCAGAATTATTCTTAATGTAAAAAGCAGTGTTAGCACTTTCAGTTGTGTTTGTGAATGATATTCTTTTCCAGTTTTCATTAATACTAATATTAGGAGAGTAAACCCCTCCCACATATAGTCTAATAGTAGTTGATCCCGACACAGTTCTAGCATATATACTTGCTGTTGCACTTGAACCTATCACATTTTGAAAAACGCCAGTTTGATATATGCTAGACGAAGGATTAGTCCCAAAAGAAAGTTCCAACACTTTTTCAACATCCCCACTTGGTCCAACAATATCTGTTTCCCCTACTTTTGTTGCAGTTAATTGTTCTATCCATTCATCTTGAAGAAAATTATTAGAATATTTTAGTAAATTTTCTACACGCCTACTTCCCTCAAACCTCATCTCATTGATTTTTGCATTTTTCATTAACCCTTCAAAATCAAAAATGCTTCCAGTTGTAGAGCGTTCCGTATTAGAATTAATTGAATTATCAATAGTGTCAGTATCTTCAATTACAATATGGTTAGTGCCAGTATCTTCAATTACAATATTTGCATATAGAATATTATAATATAATAATGTCAATATAATTATTATTATCTTTTTCATGTTCATGAAATTACCTACAAATAATGAATGTTTCAACTTTTGAGTCCCCTTCGAAAGCATCTATTTCAATTATGACTTTAGACGGCGGTTTATAATTTATGCCACCTTTTATACTCATTTGTTTTTTATCTCTGTATTTTTGCAATTCTATTTCATAATAATCTTTTACAATATTCGCACTCTTAAGTCCTTTTTCTTTATTTTTATTGTACCCGATTATTTTTATTTTTTTTGCAAATTGCAAAATTTTAACATTTTTATTTATAATTTCTTGAGCATCATCTGAATAGATAGTCGCTAATTTTACAATATCGTATTTACCCCCTTCCCCATTTACTGTTTGAACTTTAAAATCATTTAATGTTTTTGTATTTTTTTGAAAGGTTCCCGTCGGAGAAGCACACCCTAAATAGAATAACAAATACAATAATATATATATTCTCATTTTTTTCTCCTTATCAATCAGAAATTAAGGCATGAAAGTTGATTACTAATATGTTATTTGCAGCGGTTTCATTTTCTACAAAAAATTGTAATTTATCATTAGTTTTTAGCGAAACTGAAACGAAAAAAGATGCTGATCTTGGGTTAGTCGGACTTGTCGATGTTGTACCCTTACTTCCATTGACTTCAACACCATTTAAATATGTGTAAACATTCAATATTTGTGTGCCGCCGCTTACAGGTTCCATAATACAATTCCCTTGAATTTTCAACACTACATCTTCTAACCCTATATATGTTACTACTCCAGTTGTTGTACTCACAACTATTCTTTCAGTATTTTTTTCTACAAAAATATCTGCTATGATCCCAGTTGAAACACTGATACCCGCAATAGGCGTGGCTGTTGCATTTCCCTCGAAATAAATATTAGTAAAAACTTGGCTGTCTCTAAGTTTTGTATTTCCTGCATATTTCCCAGTCAGTTGCTCTTGTTTTTGGCTGCCGGGCGCAAATATGCCGGCACCTTCTAAAACTATATTATTATCAGCAAGAACACTTGATAATGTTGACATAGTAGGCTCGAAATCAAATATATATTCATTTGAACCTGGTATGAAAGCACAATTATGTATTTGATAATAATTTAAAAAACCATCAACAGTAATCATAGTTGTTGAGCTAACTAAATTCTTCCAAGCCCCAGCTCCGGAATTTCTAAAAACCAAAGCAGCATTATTATTAAATTTTATACCTTCTCCGATGTCTTGCGCGAGGAAAAAATCATTAAAAGTTTGGACAGTATTGATATTCCCCAAATCGGTAGTCCCGTTAATAACAAATCTACTTATAGCAATGATGCCATCAGAAGTTCCATTTATATTGAAAAATGGAGCAAATGGGGAGCTTTGCACGCCATCAAACATTGTGATCAGTCCTGGAGCGATGGCATTGTGCATCGTGCTTGTTGATATATTAACTAATACTGTATCACCTGGTACTGCATGCCTAATACTAACAAACCCGCCAATGGGGTAATTAAATGGATAAGGACTGTATATAGTATTGTGTATCTCATAATTTGCCCCACTTTGAAAAGTAATATTGTATCCGTCAAACGTAGCGTTATCTATAATATCTTGCAAGCTATTAACATATACAGTTCTTGCACCTATTATACTCCGCCAATTACCAGTATTAATGTCTTTCATTTGTATACTATTATTATTATTGCGGAACCCCATAGCAGTAGTAGTAGAACCGAGTTGGAGGTATGAATTATCATATATTCTTAATTTAGTGTCTACAATTCCACCTCCACCGTCGGTTAAGCCTTCAATTGCAAAAACTTTGTTGCCGTCCATTTCATTATCATAGCTTCGGATAAGTCCAGCTGTCGTCGTTGACACTGGCATATCTACAAAAGTTTTTTCTTGCCCTTCTTGCACTTCTATATGCCCGTCAAGAATTAATGTTCCGGTAGATGTTAACGTTCCGTCTGAAGTATTAAGCCATTGCAATTGACCAGTTGGACTTACTGTTACTTTTTTCGGGATAGAAGCAAAACTTTTAGAAATTCCAAAAACTAAAAATAGTAATATTAATATTTTTATTCTTTTCATTTATTTACCTCTTAATTTAGTGGCGGCACATTATAAATATCTTCATATTTTTGATAATTTAAAAATGTTCTACTTGACCAATATATATCGAAATTCGCATCCCCAGTAACATATCTATATTCGGTTACGCCAGTAACAGCCTCACTTGATCGCATTATATACCAATCAGTTTCGCCACGAGTGGACGTAAAGCCAAAATAACTTACTACCGGATCACTTTCATTTATTTCTGCAATTCCAAATCCACTCAGGTATTGCCTTGCAAAAACGTACCCAGCAAACAATACTAATAACAATAAAGCAATAATCAAATACTTTTTCATACTTTCCTCCTATAATCAAAAAAAAGAGCCAAAACTACATGTAATATGTAATTCTGGCTCTTTTGTATTAGATCACCATAATATTAAGATAATTATTTTAATTGACATTATACAAAATTATTATATTTTTTTCAATATTTATTAATTTTCAAATATATAGTCGCCCAAGTTTTTGGTTTAAGCTTAAAAATTACTAAGCTTATTTGCGAAGAAATATAACTCTTCCATTCCATAGTTGTATGAGGCCAATCATCAAAAGGGTATACTTTCCAGCCCTCTTCTGCTGGCAATTTAGGATATAATTTTATTTGTTCTTGTGTTGATGGATGTTCTACTATATAATAATATTCTACAATCCTACTGGCAGTCAACATAGACTGACCTGTTTTGTTGAAAACAGGCATAATTTTTCCAGTTGAATTTATCCAAAACCCACCTGACCACAAATAATATGAAGTCCACTCTTCTTTATACACATTCGTTCCATCAAGCCTTTCTCTACTTATTAATTTTTCTTCTGGTTCTTCTGGCTTTTTTTCTTCTTCCTTTTCCTCTTCCTCTTCTTCTTGTTTAGGTTTATTTTCTGTTTTTGCTACTTCTTCTTGTTTAGTCTTTTCTTTTTCAAGCCCTAACAATTTATTTAACCATTCACATCCACTAAAATTTAAATTCATAATACATAACATAAATAATATTAATATTTTTTTCATTTGATTTTCTCCTTGTCATTTTTTATTCTAGTTTTATGCATTTTGTCGTTGAAAATATACTTCATTGTATTGCATCTATGACATATTTTTACAAAGTCTAATTGCATTTCTATTTTTTCTCTTTTCCCTTTTTGAAAATAAATTTTTACATTGTTATGTTGTTCCCATTTATGCTTATGGAAAAAATGAAAAAAATTCATTTTATTTTAACCTCCCAATAAAAAATAGAGTACTCAGGTGATGAGACCTTTATACTCTATATATTGTTATCGTTAGTGCTCATCCACTATCGACCTATTAAGATTTGATATTGAGCGATTAGGCTTATAATAGCTCTGGAGTTCTATATGCTAACTTTATCCAGTTACTCAATATCAATAGTTTATTTTAGTTAATTGACATATCTTATTATACACATTTTTTAAAATATGTCAAGTTTAATCTATTTTATTTTCTTTTCTTTTTTTAATTCAATTATCGCTTGTTCTCTTTGGGTTTCTAATATCTTTTTTTGTATTAGTTGTTCATTTTTATTTTTTAATACTTTAGCTTTATTAACTTTTATTCCTTGACCTTTCGAACCTTCCCATGCATTTCTATTTTTATTATCTTCAGGTAAATCAGATATTTTCATTACTTCATAATCTAAATCTGCAAGAGAATCTTTAATATTTTCTTTTGTTACAGGATGGATATATCCTTTTTGAATTTTAATTAATTCTCTTTCTGCCCAGTTATCAAAACCTCCATATTTTTGTAAAGCTTCAATAGTAGGATACATTATATTAACTTCTTTATTCTTATGAAAAAAAACTATTATTTTATCATTTTTCATTATCTATTCTCCTTTTTATGTTTGATTACCAAAAACAACCATATTGATAGTCGGCAAATCAGCATAAGAACTTGATCCATTAATGCATCTTAATTCTTGACTGCCTACAGTTTTGGCAAAATCAAAAACTTGTCGAGCAGACATATTCCCAGAGTAAGAATCAGATTCTATACCAAAAACTGAACAAAAATTAGTATCTGCAAAATCTCTATCGAAATTAACTCTGTAATGCCCCACTGTTAAATCAACAATACTAGAAACATTAAAACTATCTCTAATAGCAATAGTCCCCGTACCATTAAAATTTATCCAAGCTTTACAGGTATTTTTTTTGTAAAGTGTATTTGCATCTGGCGTGCCTGAAGGATCAGCAGTTAATTTCAGTTTACTTGTTTTAATTCTTGAGAAATCAATATTTAACATTCTAAAATTAGTTCCATCACAAACTAAAAATGTATCACTTGTTGTACTGATATCCCCATCTTCGGGATCAGATGTCCCATCTGCTTGTTTAATATTAAGAACACCTAAACCATTAACATTAACAGTTGATGCACCTGTATTAGCATTAGTTGCTCTATATCTTACTAGCATACCATTGAAATATGATGTAGGTGATTTTTTGTTCCCAACTACTGATAATACATAAGCATTTGCACTTCCTGAATCAGTGTAATAACTTCCCCCAGCCACATAATTCGAAATTGATTTTGATAGTTGCGTTACGTCTCCACCTGAAAGCGAAATCCCAGTGTTTAAAATGGCATTTTCCAATTCATCCATAGGTTGATTAAATTCATCTGGGTCGAGAGTTGTAGAAGTTGTTTGTGTCGGTATATTTTTCATATTATCCTCCATATATATATTGTATTTTAATATTAGCTGGTTTAAGTTTGTTAAATAAGCATCTCAAAATTACAGTTTCATCTTTTATCCAAGCATGAGGCCATGTCCATGGCCATCCAGTAGGAGGAACTAAATCTAAAAAAGTAACTACCATTGTATTTCTGGCTTCTATTTCAGTTCCCACCCAAACATGCGGCCATGTCCATGGCCATCCAGTAGCTTCAAAACCAGTTTGTATGTCTATGTTAATATTTAAAGTATTTGCAAGTAATAAAAAATCTTCTTCTATAGAAGCTCCATTTGATTGAATTTTCAATAAAATATTATCTATTCTTTTCTGCAAAGTATCTTCTATCTTAAAACAATCGTCTGGGATACCATATTGTTTTTCCCATTCAACAATTAATCGATCTGTTTGCCTTACATCCATTTCATTATAAACTTCATTAATTTTTAATTTTATTCTTACAATTTCTTCAGACAAAGCATTTAATAATTTTCGCATATTAGAAGTTAATATATTTTTAGCTTTCCAAATTTTCCCAGAGGCCATTTCATTTGTTAAACTATTTGCTTCTTTATCTGCTGAATTTATTTTTAAAATACTCATGGATAAGTTACGTCTCCTAATAATGCTAATTCACCACTAGCAATACTTATATCCCCAGTCGGATCTGATAAAGTAAAAGATTGTAATCTAGAACCAGTATCATCAATAGTATTAATAAGAACACTACTATATAACAATTCAGGAATACTTTCAGATACATTAACTTGGTCTTTGAAAAAATTACTTAATTCTATTTGAATTGCATCTCTCATACTTTGTGTATCTGGAGTAATATTTGAAAATGTAAAATTTTGAATTACAGGCGTAGGAGCGGATACAATTACATCACTATCCCCCATTGGCACGACCTTAATTTCTAATAATTTATTTTTCACCTTTTCTACTTCACTAGCACTGGGGATCGGGCTAAAATCATTATATCGAACAAAATATATTGTTGCTTGACCATTAGCAGGGGTGGCGGAAAAAACCCAAACTTTCGTAACTCCAGAGATTTCTTTAGCTTTCAATTTAATTGCAGTTTCATTGAACCCACCTCCTGCGATAGGGTTTTGAACTTTAAATTTTAATCTTGCCCGATATTCTTCAGTGGTTTCAATATCAGTACCACCTGCGACGCCGTCAATTTGTACGTATCCAGAAGTATTAACACTTGGAATTGGAACAATAAATGAAACTTCTGCTCCATTTTCAAGGTTCGTAGATTGACCAAATCCTTCTGATAATATTTCAAGTTGGGCTTTTGTGTATAAAACATCAAATGTCCCAGATGTGCTTGCTACTCCTGGCGCAGCTGGATTAATATTATATGTGAATTCTTCAGCACTAATAACTATAATACTGAAAGTTCCGTTATAGTCAGGCTCATTTGCTCCACTTATGGTAACAGTCATATTAGACGATAAATTGTGTGGGGTTGAAAAAACTACTGTAGCAATGCCGGATGATTGTGTTATCCCTGAAGCTATAATAGTATTTGAAATAATTGTAGCGTCTTGTAAAGTTTTATACGTTTCATTTGTTTGACTTTGTAAGACGCTATCTTTTGGGATAAGTGTACTTTCAACTCCTTCTACATTTACTAAGCCTTGTGCTTGTGTTGCTGGATTAAGTTCTAATCCTAATATAGCACCTATTCTAGTTAATGAAGTAGCACTAGCAGTATCTATGAAAAACTCGTTAAGAAGTGTTTTTGTTAGGAAAACATAAATTGAATATGAAATACCAGCAAGTCCAGCAATTATACCGGGCAGAAACCCTACTTTTAAAAATGGATTACTATTAGGTAATTTATTTTTTACATCAACTTTTATTGTGTCGTTTATTTCTTGGCGAGAACGGATTTGTATCGGCATATTATATTCTCCTATTCAAAAGTTGTATTTTCCCACAAAGTAAAAGAAATACTTTGTGTTGAATTATCAGGTTTTGTAAATATTATTTCAATAGATATATTATTATTGGATATTAAAGTTGAATTAACTACAATATTTTTTACATGGTTATCATTTAACAGCCATTGTAAACAATCATATGTATAATCTTTAGCAATATTTGCTGTGGCCGTTGTAGCTCTTTCTTGATCAAGTAACCAAAGTTTAGAGCCTATTTCAAATGTTTTATCTTCATTAAGTAGATTCCCCCACCAACCACGTCTTAAATGAGATTCTGCGACTTCGCTTTCATCTGCTCTTTTATCTGAAAATAATGAAAGTACAATTGATGTTGCAAACCCATCATCCCCTAATAAATCACCATTGGCATCTAAACCAATATCATAATAGCCTAAATCAGTTTTAATTAATTTTACTTCTGCCATTTTTTACTCTTTTGTTCCATGTGAAACATTTTAAATTATTCTGTAAAATTTTTTGTTGATAATTCTGTCGCACTCATTTGTTGAATGGGTGCAGATGATGGACTACCTGACCCAGCAGAAGTATGGGTGTGTGAATTAAATAATGTTTTTAAAGCCCCACCTCTTACTATCGGTTCAGTATCCCCGTTAATATTTACTACGCCAGAACTTTGTATATCGATATTCCCATTTTTATCTAAAAATATTTTTGATTTTGTTTTGGGATTAAAAATAACAACTTCACCCTCATTACTAGTTTTTTCTCTATCAGGCCCGCTTAATACAAAAGCAACCTTATTATCTTCATTGCCTTGTACATTTAAAATTAAACAAACTGTGTTTAATGATGGACTTGCATTATATCCATATGGATATATTAATGTTATATTTTGTGCAACATTTCCTAAAGTTGTAACTTGAATTGTTGGGAATTCACCTGTATCATTCATTTGTAAACTTGTATAAGCCCATTTAACAATATTTCTTAAAATACTCAATTTAATCCCTACCTTTTTTATTATATCTAGCATCTAATTCATCTATAGATGCTTGTAATGTATAAGCATCTGAAGAAACACAACTTAATAATGTAGTCGTTCCTGTGGTTAAACTTAAACCATAAGTTACTGATTTTATTAGCATTTCTGCATTGATTTTATTTACTTCATCAATAATTTCTACCAAAGTGTTCGGCATCCAAATATTGCCATTAGAATCAATTACATCTTGTACAGTCCCATTCCAAACTATTGATCTTGCACGTCTTACATTAACTTCCCATTTTGCGCGGTTAGTTAATGTTTTTTTATTCATTGTATTTTCAGACAATATAATCAATTGCTTACTTTTTCTTATCTCATTGTCATAAGCTATGCCTTTAGACATAACCAAATCTGATGGGTTATACTTTGACCCAGAGTTAGGCGACCCTTGCGACACCATCGTAATTTTGTAAAACCTTCCTGTATCATCGAAAACAGGCGAAGCAAATTTCACATTATTCTGCTTCTCTTTATCTCCATCATAAAAAAATAATTTTGTATCAGTACTTATTGTTGATGCTCTATCAATAACTATATTGCCATCACCATCACTATTAAGTAATACTTGTCTTTTCCTTGCATATTTTTCTAAAAATTGAAATATAGTTTCTCCGACAGAAACTTGTATAATATCATTCTTTGAAAAATTCTCTAAATTACCTACTTTATCAATTACTTTTACATTTGAGTTACCAGAAGCAATTAATGTTTTTTCAATTACTGATTTCAAGCTTATATTAGATTGTATATTTAACCCCAAAGGAGCTGAACTATCTATAATATCACTAGTTTTATCTCTCCCAGAAACACTTATACTATGCGTTGATATATCTATATTGTTAATTATAGGATCAATAAACCCAGTTATAACTGGTATCCCGTTAATTAAAACTCTTGCAACAGCCCCGTTTTTTAGAGGAATATTATTAATCTTTTCAGGTTCAGTAGAACTAAAAGTAAATTCTCCCGATAAATTTTCTATATTTTTAGTTACCGAAATATCCGTAAAACCACTATAAGCAGTTCCTTCAACTTCCAAAAGAATATCACTCATTTGTTAATACCTTAATATTGCCTCTAATAAATTGTAAATCAATAAAATTATTTAAATCAATTAAATTTTCATAATTATCTAAAGAACCATAATATTGATAAGTAAGAGCTGTTAATGTAGTTTCTTGTGTGTTTGTTTCAATAATTTTTGCTGTATTAATTTTTTTCTTTTCTAAAAAATTATTTGCTTCACTTTGTAAAGTTTTCAAGCTATCAAAAACCCCATTGACAATTTCATCGCCCTTACTAAATACTCTATTAACTTGTTCATTTAATATATTTTTAGTTTCATCTATTGCATCAGTTGATATATATTCAATATCTATTGCTTCAACATAAGCGTAAGATATTGAACTAATTAATATTAAATTATTAATTAATCCATTATTTATATATCTCTCTTTATTTGTTGTACTATTTTGAGCAATAGGTTCATCTTCACTTCCATAATCAAATAATGCAATAAATAAAATTAACCTGTCTTTCGCTGTTTCTCCTAATAATCTTACCTCATCAAATATTGCTTGTATTTGCGCTTCTAACAGTTCGATATCTTTTAAATATTTCCCAACTACATCTTCAAGTTCTTCAATCAGCTCTGTGAATTTATTGATTTTTTCAGAAAAAGTTTTTATTTCACTAACTTTTTTATTGATTTTAGTTGTAAATTCTGATATTTTAGCTTTTGCAGCATCAAAATTACTGATTTTATTAGCAACACTTTTGAAATTGGAAATAAATGTCGCTCCCATTTCCTCAGTTGTATTTTTTGCTAAAGTATTTATTTTTGCAGGATTGACAATTGCTATTGGTAATATATTAGTATCTGTTTTTGCGAATGTAATACTAAAAACTGCTTCACCTAAATTCCTATAATCTTCTCTAATAGTATAAGTTCCTTCCACCTTTACAAGCATTCTATCCTGCATAGGCAATTGCAATATCCCACTGCCTTCAAGATTTAAGGCTTTTTTTAATCGGTCTCTATTAATTTTATAATTATCATTTTTTATTTCGGCCTCTATCGTGAAAACATCATTAAATAACCCGTTTTGCTCAACAAATCTTCTATTAGATTTTGGATATTCATGTGTTATTGTTTTTTGGCCGGTAGTCAAAGAGCTATTCCGCCAAAAAAAGGGGACTCCACGAAAAGAAGCTATTAATGATTCTTCGCTTGCTAAAGTCATAAGCTTTCTTCCATATTAATACCAAGATTAACATTACTGTTATTAGATTTAGTTTTTGAAACAATACTTTGAACCGCCCCTTTAGGCGCATTTACATTCATATTAATATTAGCATCTAAGCTTGATTGTACCCCTGCTCCGACTGTGGCTAATTGCGGAAGTTGAAAGCCTTTTGCTGCTAAATTTGCACCTTTTATAATGCCTAAAACTCCGGCAATTTTTTCTATCATTTTAAAAAGAGCCGCTGCTCTTGGGAAAAGTTTATTAAAAAGATCAACAATATTTAATAATGCTTTTTTAAAAATATCCCATTTTTCAATTAGTAGTATTATAGCAGCGGTTACTGCTGCTATCCCTAATATTATTAATGTTATTGGTCCAAGAATTGCTCCCCAAGTTGTGCCGGCTGTGATGCCTAAAGTTACCAATGTGAATTTTAATGTTGCTAAAAGAGGCAATATTATAGCTACTGCTAATGTTATGCCTGATATTACCCCAACTATTGCACCTAAAACTAAAATAACAGTTTTGGACGCGGGACTTAAAAGTTCAAAAAAAGTTAAAAGCTTTATCCCTACTTTTAAAACTTTCTTAATAGCTGGGAAAAGCAACGTGCCAAATTTGATCGCGACTACTGTAAGCGTGCCTTTGAAAATTTTAAATTGTCTTGATATATTTTCCATTTGTAAATTATAAGCATCTGTCAACCCAGTCCCATTTTTAATATCTTCATTTGTTTTAACTACAATTTTACGCAAATTTTCTATTTCTTTTGCTCCTAAAGAGCCTGCCGCTGTCATTGCCCTTATATTAGGAAACATGTCAGACAATGCATCCTTATTTTTTTCCAAAACAGATGGGATTTTGGCCAAAACATCTGCCCAATTAGCACTCTGTAAAGCGGCTGCTCCCACTGGTATTTTTGCTTTTTTAAATATTTTAATTGCTTCTTTAGATGGCGCAAGTAAACCACTCATAGCAGACCTTAAGGCAGTACTAGCCTCTTCTGTTGATAACCCCGCTAAAGTTAATTGAGACATAGTCGCAAGCAATTCTTTATACCCTACACCTGCCTGTTTGGCTACTGGAGCCACCTTTCCTACATTGACAGCTAATGCAGCAACTGTAGTTTTACCAGCCCTTTGCGACGAGAAAAAAGCATTTGATACATCTTTTGCATCTGTTACTTCCTTACCATAAGCATTCATTATAGATGTTATGCCATCTACGGCAATGCTTAAATCGGTAACACCTCCAATAGCAAGTTTTTGCGCTTGTTGATATATGCCTATTGATTTTTCTACATCCCCAATAGCGGATACTGTGTCAAATAATGCTTTATTAGAATCTTGAATGCTAAACCCCATCTTTAAAGCTTGCATTGATGCTTTTTTTAAATCTCCACCAAATTCATCTAGTGTATCTTGATCTAAAAGAGTAAAAACATTAGATATTTCTTGCTGAAATTTCGAAGCAGCTATTATAGAACCTCCAAAACCTGCTGTTATTGCAGCTGTTGCCACTAATGCAGGAGCTCTAAGTTCTTGAAAAGCTCTTTTAATATCTTTACTTCTTCTTTTCAATAATCTTAGTCTTGTATTAATATTTTTTATCTGTTTTGAAAATCGATCTCTCGCAAGGATAACGTACGACGCTGTAAAAGCCATTAATTCCTCTTATTTTTTTTGTGAATTTGCAGTATTGATATCGGTTATCATCACATCAATATCATCTCTTATTTTCAATATTTCTGGTATGGGCATTTCCATTATTTCACTATAAGAAATTCCACCTTTCATAAATCTTAAAATATACATTTGCTGAAAATGAAAGTCTTTTTTTCTATGCCTTTTTGTAAAACTTTCATTTAGTTTTTTGGGGAAGTAGACAAAAAATTGTCTATATACCTCCCTAACAATAATTTCATATCCAAATGAGAAAGTTTATCTACTGTCTCTTGTACAAAATGATGCCTGCTATCGTCTGGATCAATATAACAACTTTTTTTATCTTTTAATATATTTTTAAAATTGTCATAACATTTTTTCATGTCTCCAACCGATGCGAGTAATGATACAATACTAAGAGCTTTATCATTATCGTCAATTTTTTCTTTCCCCTTTTTTTCTTCTTCTTTTATATCTTTGAAAGTTTTTAATAAGTGGATTTCTTTACCCACCTCTTCTTCAATTGGTGCAATATAAATGTCTAATTTACTTGTCGGAGCAAGCATTAAAATTTCTTTTGCTTCTCTCCCTGTGCCATTGAAAGAGTACTCGAAAGGCTGAACTAATGTATGCCTAAAATCCTTTATATACTCCATAAAATAACTCCTTTTGGATTTTCTCCGTTTTTGTAATTTCTTTTTTTTTATTTGCGATCTTAATAGTTTTTTATGTTTGTTTTTTCGATTCATAAATCAACTAAAACTATACAGCTTTTTCAGATTTCCATTCAATTTCTATCTCGCCATCTTGCTGTAGAGGTATTGTAATTTTATTCGTATTCCAAGCGTTTTGAAATGTGTAAGAAAAATCACTATCACTATTAGTAACACTTATCCTAGATGCTGTTTTTAATGTTTTCATTCTATTTGCAAATTCAATTGCATCTAGTGTTGGATATTGTTTATATTTCACCATTCCTACTTGCGTGGAAAAGTCCTCTGCCAAAATAACTTGATTATCTGTTGTTGACTTAACTTCTGATTCAACCTGTCCCAAATCAATCTCTATAGACCCAGGTATGACAAATGGTACTGTTTCATCATTAACTGTTATAATTCCGTTTGTTATCATTTTTGACATATAGCCTCCTTAAAATACTATTGTTGTATTAATAATTCTTAATTGACCAACTATAGGTAATTTCATAGTTACAACAAATTTACCTTCTTTAATATCTGTTGTAATTGTAATACTTTTTTTGAATTCAGCACCTAAAACATCACTTACTTGTGTTATCCCTAATGCACCTAATTCTAAATAAGCAGCAACAATACTAGCTTTTAGTTGCGTTGAATTAACCATATCAATATTACTTATAATATTTCCCCCCGTTAATCTTGTTTGGCGATATAATTTTAATTTTCTAAAAATATATTCAGATGCAACCGATGCAGTATCTACTTGGTTTACATATTTCCAAGTTGGATCAGGATCACCTGCTGTGTTAGTTTTGTAGGTCGTGGTTACCCCTCTTGAAACAGAACCAGTATTACTATCATTATTAACAATAACCCAGCCGCCTGCATCTTCTATTGCCTTGATTTCACTTTCAGTAAGTTTGTTGCCAGCATCGACAATAGGTACTTCAATTGGAGTATTATGTAATGGTTTAGAGGCTTGATGTATCCCGCCAATTGCATCACCTGGATTATTTGCAGTAACATAAGGTGAGACATTAGTACCATCTGTCAGTCTAAGCGCACGGATAGTTGCTTGCTCTAAAGCTAGCATAAAATCAAACTCTTCCCTTACTCCGCCCTTATGGTCAGAATCATCTATAGATTCATTCCAATATGGACTTAATACTTTTGAATTTAAAGTATTAAGAGTAGTTTGAGCATTTGCGAAAGTATCTGTAATACCTGTCCATCCTACGCCCCAAGTGCTTTGGTTATTAATATCAAATCTTGATTCAAGCAAATCCTCAACAAAAGTAAAACCATATTCGCTCGGGAATATTATTGTTTGATATTGCTGGTCTCCTATTGCACTAAATATCCCAGTAGTACTTGGATCTGTTGCTCCACCTGAAAAGGCTGTCAATGTTATAGTTATTCCTGGGATATTTCCTTCAACTTTGATTAAACTATCATTATAAACAGTTCCTTTATTGTCTGCGGTCAAAGCTACTGACCCAGTAGTATTGACAGCAGTAAAAGGTATTCTTGCATTAGCTAATACAGCTGCTTCTAAAGCATCTCCAATAGCTGTCGGATTATCGCCGCTAAGAACATCCAGCGTAAAAGCATAATCAGTTCCACTACCTATTTTCACAGTAATAGTTGCATCTGCAGTCGCATTAGTCCCAGTAAATGCAACTGTTCCAGTAGCAGCAGTTGAACCTCCAGCGTCATCTAAGGGGATTACATCTATTCTAGTTTCTTTATTGAACTTTTTAGCTTTTCTTACCATTCCTGCAACCATAGAATTTGAACCAAATAGTGCGTCTTCTTCTCTATCATTTCCTATAGAGGAATATAAATTGCCTGCTGTTGCAGAACCCCCAGCTACTTTTTGACCAATAATTAATATTGCTTGAGGTGCTAAACTAGGTGTTGGGGTTTCTGCTATTTTATTTACAGTTACGAAAGGTGCTGTCATGTTTATTTCTCCTTTTTACTTTTTAAGATTTTTATATTTTCTAATTTTTGTTTTTTAATTTTTATTAATTTAATTATTTCTACACAGTTATCTCTTTTCGAGTCAAAGACTCTTTTGTACCAAAATTGTTTATCTTTTTGTTTATCTATATCTATAATAGAACCTGCTTTATAATTCAGTAATCCTACATTAAGCTTAATTTTCAAAATTTACCTCCTTAATCAAAATTTATAGTATCTGTTTTTGCAATATTATTAAAATTATCTTTGTAGTTTATTTCAGCAGTATTAATAGGTATACTATTTACATTATTATTAACATTGCAATCCTCTATATGCCCATTTATTTGAAAATTATATTCATGTATAGCAATCCCTTCAAAAGGACTTTCAAAAGGTGAATCATTTACATAGGTTATTCTAAAACCACCATTAAGATTTGTTGTTGGTTTATAATTATCAAGTGTTTTTAATAAATATGCTCTTACATCTTGTGCCAAATCACTTATTGCCATTCCTGTTTTATCGTCTTGGTAAGACCCCACAAAATAAACAGTAAAATTTTGATAAGTACTTTGATATGCACTAGTAGCATCTGACCTAATATCATTAGCATCTTGAGCAATTCTTTTATTCCTATTCGTAAGAAATTCACCCATTTCGCCTACAAGCCAATATTTATTGTTATCATTAATATAATTTTTATTAAATAAATTAATGTCTAATACCCCTGTTATATTCACATTTGTAACTTTTATATTGCCTATTGCAGAAGCTGGCAAATTCTTATCAGCAACCGCATATGTAAATGTTGTATCATTAACTTTTGTTATTTTGTATCTACCATTAAACCAATTATATCTATCTTCAATTAATATAGGTGAACCGGTTGCAGTAGAAGGTGCTGTTTTATCTATTTCAAAATAAGCTATATATCTATTAAGCAATGGGGTTATACTCCCAACTACTGAATCCTTCGGGGTCCCCAAAACATTAATAGTAAAAGTATTCTCATCTATAATACTTGCTATACTAAATTCTTTATTATATTCACTTATATCTGAATTAATATTAATTATAAAATTACTATTAACAACAAAACCATGTTTTTGTTTTGTTACAACAGTAGCCACCCCGGCTAATGTTGTAATACTTTCAATATCTACCGTAGGGGCTTCGGCAATACTAAAAGTTCCGTTATAGTCAGCTTCATTTGCTCCGTCTATTAATAAGTTATCCACACCTTTTGTAATAAAATGTTTGTCGTTTGTTAGCAAAAGACCTAAGCCATTTAGCTGTGAAAGGCTATTAATAGCTATTGGTATTTTGGCATCACTAATAGTTACATAATCATTTGTATTGAAACTATGTACACTAGCTGTTACTGCTGTTACACTTCCAGAATTAAATGTTAAAGAGTTAATATTAACACTATTAGCATTAAATAATGTTGTATTTTTTGGGATTTCTTCTTTTAATATACTTTCTAGTTCTGTTACTTTCATTTTGTTACTTCTTTTTGAATTTCTTTTTCAATAAGTTTTAACGCTTCATTTTTCCCTGAATCAAAACTTTTTTTACCCCATGGTCTAGCTTTTATTTTTTTAGTCCCTTCATTTAGGAATTTTGCATATTCAACGCCCCTTGAGCCAACCTCTAATTTTTCTAAGCCAGTTACTTCAAAACCCATTGATCTTCTTAACCGTCCGCTTAAATTGGCAGGATATTCACCGCCTGCAGATGCTCTATGTCTTCTTCTAACTCTCCCACGTCTAATTAAATATAATCTGCCCGTTTTATCTTTTGCTATAATCCCTTTACGTATTATTTCTCTAAAATTTTTACCTGCAAAAAATAAACCACGTTCTATCCCATGCCAAGTATTTTTACCCAAAGCTTCTATTTGTTTAAGTATTTGTTTATTCTCTAATTTTATGCCGAGGTCTATCATGTTATATATTATTTATATCTATTGATTTATCACCTAACAAGGATGTAAATATTTGTAAAAATTCGTTTCGTTCTTCTAAATTTTCAATTGCAAGTATTTTAAAATGTTTATTGTTATATTCTACGATAGTTTCAGTATTTATGTTTGTAATA